AACATAACTACATAGTTGCACTCCGTATCTTCCGCTGTCATCGGTTTCTTCTGAGGGACCGCAACCCGTCTCTGGGCTGGAGGAGTGATGGGCTCCTCCTCAATTGGACAGTAGCCTATCATTTATATTATGTCTACAGATTAATTTCTGTCTTCTTCTTTCTCCTTTTTTTACTAGAGCTTCCTGCAACATTTACTTCCTTCACTTCACCACCAGTAGATTCACCCGAAATAGAAACGATGTCAGATACATTGTCATCGTCATCAATCATGGGAGGATCTTCACGAACGCTCTCGAGTGGTTTAGTGTTCATAGGGGGAGGGGGAGGCATCATAATTCCACCCATAAGACTCGAAATGTCTACACCAGGTCCCTGCATCTCATAGGATCCATCTTGGTTACCTGTAGCAGTCTGCCCCTGAGACTGGGCAGCTGTATTTTGCACCGCTGACATCATATTCTTAACAAGGTCAGGGTTCTGCTTCAATACGTCATTAACATTGGGTATAGCTGCCTTGAAAATCGAATTTGTAAGATGAAACATCATCGCTGAACCACCAAGCATCATTATCAATTTCACCTCAGGGGCGACATTCACCTTGTTCCTATACTTCACGTATAACTCTTCGAATACGGTATCATAGTCCTCGACTGACTCCATTACATTTTCAGACCAACCTTCAAGCTGAATCTCGAAAGGGTTATAACGCTTATTTAAGAACTCTAAACCGGTTACACATGCAACTAACATGCGACGACTGAAACGAACAGACTGATCAACTTCTATTCCATATGTGATACGCTTAACTTCCGTGCGAATCTCGTCAACACCAGAATACATGTTGAGACGCTTATTGGTGTTTACACCCTTCTTCTCAAGACGTGCAAGTTTATTCAATAAATCCGCCTTCTCCTCGTCAACGGATGAATATCCTTTAGATGGCTGTTCTTCAGTGTATCCACCACCTCCACCTCCACCCATCCCCATGTCAGCATCTCCATCTTGAAAGTCGTCATAGTCACCATAATCTATTTCTTCAGCAGGTGGCTTAGGCGGGGCTGATTGTTTTGTAGGGTTAGCGAACGCGTCGATTTCTTCCTGATGATTCATTTGGGGAGGTCTGGATGAAACCATAGGCCTGGGCCTGGGCCTGGGTCGAGAAGGTGGGGCAATCTGAATCTCATCCATTAAAGCCTGTTCATTTTCGTCTAATTTAAGGATTTCGGTATCCCCCCTATCTAGGATAATCTCTTCGTCCATCTACTCTTTATAATGAAACTAAAGTACTATCTTTAACGCACTTCATAAAAAATGTTAGTTACTATTAAATGAAATTTAACCGTAATACCCTTTTGGTAATCCTCAGTGTAGTTGCCATAGGCTTCCTTGTTCGCCGTACTGTGTTGAGCTGCTACCAACCCAGGCCCATTGAAATCGAACCCGTTAATGAGCAATCGATTCATGAACTTGAACACAATATAAAGTGTACCCCAGGTCGTGTCGATGGTAGCACTTACACTAAGGCCCTCACCCCCGGTGGTCTCTGCGGGTCTGAACAAGTCGTGAGGGATCAGGCCAATTATGCAATCGTTGACGGAATCGGTGGATCTTTAATCTAAGTGTACTGTAAATGACTACAGTTACCGCTGTTAGATTAGATGTTCCCGATTTTGATAATGAGTACCACACTATTACTGTTGATACCATAGGTCAGTCGAGCGCTAATACATTTACAGTGTATCTGAATACACCTCTTCGTAATGTTGTACAAGCTCGCCTTTTAGGTGCTCGTATTAAGACACTTCATAGCACAGAACATTGTTATATCTCGATAGATGAACTCGACAGTAATTTTGCAGATAGAGCAACGAAAGACCCTCCTCTTTCTACTTCTTCTCAACCAGGATTATCCGTTTTACGAAACTCTTTTGCCAGTATCGTAAGTGAAACGGCGGCTACTTCTGGAGATCAGGTGATATCCTTCAAAGACAATTACATGGTTGCCCAACAATTCCTAGATCCCCTCGCCAAACTTGATCGTCTCACAATTCGTATTCGTGATGAGGACGGCAACACTATTAAAAACCCCTCTTCCGCAGGTAATAACTTTCTCGTACTCCGTTTTGTATGCAAAAAGTCGAACTTAAAATAAACCTTTCCTTATTGTAACTATGTCATCCGGTATAGTGAAACTTATCGCTATTGGTTCTCAAGATGAACATATTATGGGAAAGCCTGAAATTTCTTTTTTCAGTTCGACGTTTAAAAGACATTCAAACTTTTCACAGACCGTCGAAAAACAATTGATACAGGGGGCTGTGAATGGTGGTTCCATGTCAACTATCCGTTTCGAAAAAACAGGTGACCTTCTTGGTTATACATATTTCACTATTGATGATAATAACGCATCCCTAGATCACCCAGATTGGACACGTCTCATCGATTATTGTGAATTATTAATTGGGGGGCAAATTGTAGACACTATAGACTCAGTATTTACAGAAAAAATTGCTATTGATACCTTTGCTAATAACGTTAGTAAAAGTTCTAATGGTACTCACCCAGGTGTAAGTGCACGATCATACTTCTATCCGCTCCGTCACTTTTTTTGTGAATCTCCTCAAATGGCTTTACCACTTGTAGCTTTAAATTATCATAATGTGGAGCTACGAATACATTGGGGACCTGACGCCGGTAATTATCAGTGGTCCGCACATAGTAATTACTACTACTTAGATAACGAAGAACGCGGAACTTTCGCTAGTCGAGATATAGAAATGTTGATATTCCAGGTTCAAAAAAATATTCCAAGTAATGAAACCATACAAGAGCTTCATTTTAACCACCCCGTCAAATATATCGCGTCAAGCAATACAAGTAATTATAGTGCATTGACTTCTTATAATAATAAAGTTAAAGTAACCATAAATGGTGTAGACATTGATGGATATAAATGGGCCCGTCCACACTTTATAGAAGTGATGAATTATTACCACACTAATTTCGTTACATCCCCAGACTTCTTCTTATTCTGCTTCTGTCTTACAACGAGTCTTATGCAACCTACAGGAACTCTAAATTTCAGTCGATTAGATGATGCGAAAATATTCAGTGAAACGATGCCTATAACCGACCCGATATACGCAGTGAACTATAATATCCTCAAAATCTCCAACGGGGTTGCAGGTTTGCTCTATGCCAATTAAAATGCTAAGATATATTAAATGGTGAAGAATTTAAGCACTATTGATCGCGGCACCAAGGTGAGATTTGGTCGTTGGCATAACGACGACCAGGCCGAAAACACGATTGTGATTAATGCTTCTGACACCCCAATAAATGCAGACCATGCAGGTCTTTTTATGCAACCTGTTCGAAGAGATGAAGGTGTAGTTGTTACTTTGATGGGTCTCGATGCAACAACGGGTGAAATTGTTGATTCCAATATTAACGCCCAAGGTGTACAAGGTCGTGAAATTGATTTCTATGCAAATATAGGTAACGTAATTACATCAACCATTGTGTACGAAGCGGATAATGCGTTAGTTACAACAGGTAATATAGGTATTTCGAATTTGGAACCTATTCATACACTAGACGTTGGATCTAAATTCTCTGTAGATGAAACAGGATCCAACGTTGTTACTATTCGAGGTGATTCGTATATACAAGATGACCTTTTAGTAGGAGGAAATTTGGCTGTTATGGGTACACTAACAACAATCGATACTGAAAACACGACAATCAAGGATGCTATTGTAGAAATTGGAAAAGGAAATACCACATCAGACGTGGGGTTTATCATGAACCGTCCAGGTTCAAATGTCACTATCGGGTATCGCGACTCCGTTGATGAATTTGTTATTGCACACACGGATAGTAGTGCAAACAGTACTACAATTGTTCCATCCGGGGAACTTATAGATGTTCGTGTTCATGGTCATCTTCATACAAATTCAAGTTTATCTGTGGATACAAACCTATTACACGTTGATGCAACAAGTGACCGTGTTGGTATTAACACACTATTTCCACAATCTACTCTTGATGTTATAGGTGATGCTAAAATAGCTTCGAATTTAGCCGTTGGTACCGATGGTTTATATGTTGATACCGTAAATTCACGTGTGGGTATTAATACTACTTTACCTACAACTGATTTCCAGGTA